CCCGAGACCGCTTACACAACCACCCCTTTCATGCGATCCAGGCTGGATGTCTCTGTGAAGTCATCCGTGTTCCAGAATGTGAGTGAGCTACCTTTCTTCGGTTTTAACCCGAACTTCGCTCCTACTTCAAGACCTGCTCACAAGAAGAAATACCTTGCTCTATGTGAGGAGATCACGGATTGCCCAGTTCTCCCCAGCGCTCTAGACTTGACACACGTCGAGGACACTACCGCTCTGGTGAAGAACATTCATGGAACCCCGCACCCTCTCCTTACTCAGGCTGTTAAGTACTCCAAGAAAACACCCGAGTACGGTCAGGGCCTGGACCCGCAGATTGCTGAGATGACCCTAGATCATATCAGCACATACTACCGAATCTACTATGATGTGGAGCCTGTGCCTCTTAAGCACGGGGCTATCATCAATGGTTACGGTTCTCTGCAAGGGTTCGACATGACCACCTCTGTGGGCATGAACATCAAAATGCAGCACAAGATCCAGATCAAACGTCCCGAGAGCAACCCCGACGTTCTTTTCATCAACAAGAACAAAGACGGGGAGAAGCCCTACTATGCCATCAACATCGCCACACCTGCTGGAAAGCAGCTTAACAACGACTTTGACCTGTACGACAGATCCATCCAAAGTGGAATCCCGATCTGTATGATCATCAAGGACAACGCTAAGGTGGAGCTTCTCCCTAAGGAGAAGGTCAAGAAGGGAAAGGTCCGCTTGTTCAACGAGATCGACCTGGCCATCAACATGGTCCTGAAGAAATACTTCGGGCGCTTTGTTGAGAAGGTCATCGCCAACCACTCCCAGACCATGTACGCAATAGGTTACAATCCTTACCTGGATGCCAACTATTACTACAAGGCCCTGGCCAAGCAGGACTCTACCTTCATCAGCACTGATTACGGTGCCCTGGACAAAACGATCCCCAAAGAACTAATCAAGTTCTTTACTTACACCGTTTTGCACGGGTACCCCGATCAGGTAAAGGAGGCTCTCTACAAGACCCTGGCGAACACGTACCACTTCATTGAAGGATCCATGTATTACGTGGACTGTGGCAACGAATCAGGTTCATACGTTACAACCCTTATGAACTGCTTCGTGGTCCACTTCAACACGTGGTACACGGTTTGCCGTGTCTACAAGGAGCAGCACCGTGTCTGGCCCACATACAAAGAACTCACCAATGCCTGCAACATGCGAATTTTGGGAGATGACTGTATTCGGGCTATCACGGGGCTTCCCATCGACTTCAATGAACTGAAGAAGGACGCTTCCCTCATGAACCTGGACCTCACGGCCCCCAAGCAGGAGGGAACCCTTTCCTTCTGTTCCAGGGTCTTCAGCTTTGAGGATGGTATTATCTACCCTCAGTTGAAGGAGGAGTCTGTTATCGGCTGCCTGTTCTACTTCACGGAATTAACCACCGTGAAGATCGAGCAGAACATGGCCGTGGCACTCTTTGAAGCTTCACTTCACCCCAAACCCTTCTTCTTGAAGGTGGCCGCTATGTGCGATATTCTCGCACGTAAGTTCGACATCACTTACAATAGACTCTCGTACGAGGTCTATCGTCTCACTTTCCGTGAGTATGTTGTCGGACTTACTGAATCGCCTGTTTACCAGGGACAGGCAACCCCAAACTCCAGACAATTTTCTGGTAGTCACATTGCTTCTTCTCCCGCCGAAGAAACCGCCATCATGAACCACAAAATCTGGCTTAATGAATACGCTCAGCGTAACGCTCTTGCCGTCCAAAGCGAGGACAGAGCGGTGGACTCCGAGTGGATGAACACTATCACCATCGTTTATCCCGGAGGCCTCAGCATTACTGCCAACGGCAAAGGCCCAACCAAGGCTGAAGCCAAGAACAAATCCGCCACCATCATGTTTAATGAGGTTGGCGAGCACGCTCCTATCGAGAGCCAGAAGGCTTACGACGGGAGCACCACGAAACCGTACCCATACTCAGCTATTAAGCCAGCTAAGGATGGGTTGAACACTGCTAAGGACTCAAACACCCGAGTCCAATCAATCCTGCCTGCTTTTGCCAAGGTGCAGCAGAATGCTGACACCTCAATTGAGCCGGCAACAATGAACCAAGCCGCGAAATTCCAGGGAGTTTCTTCCCTACCCCACTCGGTCAATCCCCAGCCAACCGGACAGGTCCCAGCTATGACTTCCTCAGGAGAGGATGTCGTAGCTGCTGTATCTGGTGCCCAGGTCCAGGTCCTCAACCCCATTGGGGCCCCGGATACCTCAACCATGGGTGCCATCCAGTTCGACCTCAAGGACCTGGTATACCAACAGTTCCTGGATTCCGACACTGAGATCGAGATCAATGCTGACCTCCCGGCTGGGAGCATCATTGCCCAGATCCCGTATGCCCTGGCAAACAACATCTACACCAACCCCTACATCCGAGCCTGGGGTGCACTTCATGAGCGTTACACTGGTTCGTTCCAGTACCGTTTTACCTTAATTGGTAACCCTCTGTTCTCCGGAGCAGTGGGTATCGCATGGTACCCGAAGCGAATCACCACCAGCACAGCTCCTGTGTCTGAACTCATGAAGTACGCCTACTCGGCTAAGGGCGTTACGATGCCATGGAACGTGGTCCACACCCTCCACGACGCACGTAAGGACAATTTCTACCGTGAGGTCGCGGATGATGCCAACCTGGACGATCGTCCACACTTGGTTCTCTACCTGCACATGTCCTTGCAGAACCCCCTTCAGCCCGGAGTCATCACCCGGGTCAGGATTGCTTCTAAACTTAGCAATGCTGCAGAGCCTAACCCCTTCAGGGCTATGCTCCCGATGATCCCTGCGGAGCCTGCAACCACCTTTCAGTCCGCCACTCTGTCCTCCCCCACGTCTCTCCAGGAGCTGCTTCCCGGCATGTATAACTTGCCTCTGTGGATTTACACAGATGGTAACAAAGCTGTGGGGACTGTTCCTGGAATAAACAGGAATGAGTTCCAGTTCTACAGGGCGGACAACCAGAGGGGCTATGGCTATGCTGCTGGAGGTCGTATGACCAACGGAGCAGCCAAGGTCCAAACTATGGCTGCAGCAAATGGTGACGGATGGGCAGTTACTGGGGTCCCCAATAGCCTCGTCGTCACCACGCTGCTCACACTCCACAATATGTCTCAGTCTGAGCTGTCCGAGGTCTTCACCGAACTCGCTGCTCAGGGCATGAGATATGGTGGAGCTAACGGAACCGGACGCCTCAATGCTGTCCAATGGGCTAGTTTGGCAGTTATGCCAATTCAGCCCACAACCCAGACCATCATCCATTCGAGAACGGTTAACACCTCACCCGTGACCATGGAAACAATCGTCACAGGTGGTGTTACTGACTCAGCCATG